TACTGACAGTTTGCATCCTAACGAGGTAACTCGTCTCAAACGTGATATGAGTGAGACATCATTTGCAAGGGAGTATCTATGTGACTTCTCAGCCCAAGGTGATGACCAGTTGATCGCATTGGCAGATACTGAAGATGCAGCAAAACGTATGTATCAAGACGACCATGTCAAACTGTTCCCAGTAATCCTTGGTATTGACCCAGCCAGATTTGGGGATGACCGTTCTGTAGTGTTCAGAAGGCAAGGCAAGCAAGCATTTAAGCCAGTTGTATATCGTGGTATAGACAACATGGAACTGGCTGCCAGAGTAGCCAATCTGATAGAGCAACATAATCCTGATGCTGTGTTTTGTGATGCTGGTGCTGGTAGCGGTGTAATTGACAGACTCAGGCAGTTGTCATATGACGTAATCGAAGTACCGTTTGGTGGTAAGGCACTAAAACAACAGCAATACATTAATCGTAGAAGTGAAATGTGGTGGTTAATGAAGGAATGGATAGAAGAAGGTGGTGCAATACCTAACGACATAGCCCTAAAACAAGAGTTAGCAACACCGATATATTGGTACGACAATGTTGGTAGGCGTGTATTGGAAAGTAAGGATCAAATAAAGAAAAGATTGCAGGGAGCAGGGTCACCAGATCTGGCTGATGCACTAGCACTAACCTTTGCCCTGCCAGTAGCCAAAAAAGTACCAGAGGATATATACATAAAAAGACGTAAAGAATCCACAGGTAAGACGGAATATGACCCATACAGCAGACTTTAATTTTGTTCGTGTAGCACATGGTCTGGATGTAAAACCATTGCTTAAATTATTAGACGATAAACCAGAATTATGGACAGAAATTACAGCACGACAAACTACGACTAACTCACCACACAAAGATACCGAATGTATATATGTTCGAGGGCCATTAAAAATGAGCTTGTACTACGTCATGCACGATTTAGGATCATATGACTACCCATGTATGGAGTATTTAAAAGATGCACTTGTGCCATTAATGCGACCAGTGTTGAAAAAACTAGAAGTTAAAGAGATGGGTAGGGTACTTATTGTTAATTTAAAACCTAGTGGTCATGTAACTAAACATAACGACCAAGGATTGTACGCAGATCATTATTCACGGTTTCATATTGTTATTAAATCAAACCAATGGTGTAGCCAAACTTGCGGAAATCAGAAGCAGAAGTTTGAGGTAGGCGATGTCTGGTGGTTTAACCACAAAAAAGTCCACACAGCGGACAATGTTGGCATGACAGACAGAGTACATATAATATTTGATTGTAAGACTAAGTATTTTTCTATGGATGGTGTGACCGTAACAGGCGATAGAGCCATTACTCTTGATGAATGTGGAGTAGTTAATGATTGACATTACACTAGCCACAGTTGATGAGATGTTGGCACAGGCAAATGTCTTGTTTAAAGAGCATTACGAAGAGATTGCTCGCAACAAACAGATAATGAAGCTAAAGCCAGATGAAGAAACGTACCGCAAGATGGAATCGGCACGTCAAATCTTTATTCTCTCAGCAAGGCAAGATGATGTATTGATAGGTTACTCTGTTAATTTTGTCACTAATCATTTACATTATGCCGATTTGCGTATAGCTCAAAACGATTTGTTGTTTATCAGCAAGGAACATAGGGGTGGCAGAATCGGTTTAAAGTTGATTAGAGAAACAGAAAACCATGCAACATCACTCGGATGCAAACTAATGCTATGGCATTGCAAAGAAAACACCACTTTGTCAGCTTTGTTGCCGAGAATTAAATACGGTGTACAAGACATTATTTATTCCAAGGAGTTATGACATGGGAGTTGTAGCAGCAATTGCAGCAGTTGGATCTACGGTTGTGGCAGTGTCATCAGCCAACAACCAAAGAAAAGTGCAACAACAAGCATTAGCAGACCAACGTAAAGCTAATGAACGTGCAGAACAACGTGCTAAACAAGAACAACAAAGGTCTGAGCAAGAATACAACAGAGCCAATAGGCAAAATGTTGATGTAGAAAGTGCATTAGACGCTAGTGAACTATCAGCACAAGAAGGAGCATCTGGAACATTATTAACTGGCAGCATGGGAGTAGATCCTAACCAGCTAAACCTTAGTCAAAACACATTATTAGGCGGTTAATCAATGAAAACCAAGAGAGAAAAACTACTGACAAGGTGGGGTCACCTTAGATCAGAAAGGGCTACTTGGTGGTCACATTGGCAAGAAGTGACAACATACTTATTACCTAGAAATGGGCGTTATTTTGTACAGGATAGGAACAAAGGACATAGAAGACATAACTCGATATATGACAATACTGGTACAAGAGCATTAAGAACACTGGGTGCTGGCATGATGGCAGGTGCTACAAGCCCTGCAAGACCATGGTTTAGACTAGGAACAGTAGATCCAGAGTTAAATAAGTTTGCACCTGTAAAGTTATGGCTAAATGATGTAACAGAACGTATGCAATTGGTGTTTCAAAAATCCAATACATACCGAACATTGCACAGTATGTACGAAGAATTAGGTGCATTTGGTACTGCTGGGTCAATAATTTTAGCTGATGAAAAAACTGCAATACATCATTACCCTGTAACCATTGGAGAATATGCAATAGCTACGGATTATCAGGGCAGAGTAAACACTTTGTACAGAGAATTTCAAAAAACAGTAGGAGAATTGGTAAGAGAGTTTGGATATAACAAATGTTCAACGTCCGTTAAGAATCTGTTTGACAGGGGTAACCTTGATAGCTATGTAACTGTGATACATGCTATAGAACCAAGAGATGACAGAGAACGTGACTTTAAGAAAAAAGATAATACCAACATGGCATACAAATCTTGTTATTTTGAGCAAGGCGGTGATGGTGAACAAGTGCTACGAGAAAGTGGATACAAAGAATTTCCAGCAGTTGTGCCAAGATGGGGTGTTGCAGGTGGCGATATTTATGGCAATTCACCCGGTATGGAAGCATTAGGTGACATAAAACAGCTACAACATGAGCAATTACGCAAGGCACAAGGCATTGATTATCAAACTAAGCCACCATTGCAAGTACCTAGCTACATGAAAAACAGAGATGTAGACAGTTTGCCCGGTGGAGTTACGTTTATTGATGGTCAGCAAGGCAAAATTGAGACAGCATTTAACGTAAATCTTAATTTACAACACTTGTTACAAGACATACAGGACGTAAGGCAGCGCATTAATGGTAGTTTTTATGCTGATTTGTTTCTTATGTTGGCAAACGCTACTGATACAAGAATGACAGCGACAGAGGTGGCAGAACGTCACGAAGAAAAACTTTTAATGTTAGGGCCAGTTTTAGAAAGGCTACATAACGAATTGTTAGATCCCTTAATAGATATTACCTTTAACAGAATGGTAGAAAATGATTTGATACCACCTGCCCCACCAGAATTACAGGGTATGGAATTAAATGTAGAATTTGTATCTATGTTGGCACAAGCACAACGTGCTATCGGAACTAATAGTGTAGACAGATATGTAAATAGTATGGGTTTAGTTGCCCAAATGAAACCTGATGTATTGGATAAATTTGATTCTGATGCATGGGCAGATGGATATGCAGATATGTTGGGCGTTGATCCATCATTAATAGTTCCCGGTCAACAGGTGGCAAAGGTACGCAAGGCAAGAGCAGAACAACAACAGGCAATGGCACAACAAGAGCAAGCAAATCAAGCTGCTGAAAATATGTCAAAAATTGGTAAAGTAGATGCAGGTAATGCCATGGATCTTATGAATCAGTTCAGTGGCTACAATTCACCATCACCATTGGAGGTATAAAATGGAAGATCCAAATTTTACAAGAATGTCACCTGATTTTAAAAAAAGATATAGAAAAATGATAGAAGAACACAATAAACGCGAAAAAGAAAAGAAAAAAAACAAATCTAAATTACAAAAATTTGCAGATAGATTGTATGGAGGTAAATAATGGATTTTGATAGTTATTTAATGAAATTTTATGGATTTGACACACAAGATGCAAAGTATAAACGAATGACACCAAAAGCAAAAAGAATATTACGGCAAAGTTTTGCTGTAGACACACAAAAAGAAAGTGATGACAAAAAATTAGCAACTTTGTACCCTTCTAATAAACAATCAAACTAATGGCAAAAAACGCTGGCCTTTGGGCAAACATCCACGCAAAACGTGAAAGAATTAAAAGAGGATCTGGTGAACGTATGCGTAAACCGGGAGAAAAAGGTGCGCCAACAGCTAAAGCATTAAAAGATAGTCAATCTAAAAAGAAAAGAAAAGCGTAAAGGTGTGACCGTAACACGGTTACTGTTAGATATATTTAATCATGAGTGAATACAATCCTCTCGACTTAAAAGGTCAACAAAAATCTAAAGACAATAAAAAGTCTGCGGAAAAAATTGACCGTCAAAATGAAGAGTCGGACATCAAATGGCTCATGAGCAGCAAGAGGGGTCGCAGATTAATCTGGAGA